TCGCTCATGAATCGGCTGCGATTCCCAACAAACGAGCACAGCGAGTTGCCAGTATCATCCAGATGCTGTGGTCACACTTGGCCCAACTTCGGGGCCAAGAAAGCCTGCATCATCCGAGTGGCGCAGTCACACAGCGTTAGAACTATGATGCGCTATAAATGTGGCATTAGATGGTCTAATGCTGTGTTTATGTTGCATAACGTAGGCGGTTGTCCGGTACCTACTCGTCCTGTCTTATCACAACGGCGGGTCTGTCAGCATACGCTATCATGCCAACAGCCGTGGAGTTTTTCTCTCCTCATTTTGCCTTGTTTACCTTTTCAAACAACCAAACGTCAGGTCTTAGAGACGTCATCATCCTTGCGGGTAGTGGTTGAGTGCTCACTGACACGGTGAGACTTCCGTCGCTGTGATCCGAGATCCAGGTCCAGAGCATCCGATGTGGGCCGATGCTAGCCGTGGTTGTCTAGTTTGCCTTTGATGTGTGATCCATGCACCCGAACCTGTATGTGACCATTGTAGTATGCGTCTGATTCGAGCACTCGTCGTGCGAATTGTTCACGAGCTTCTATGTAGCTGCATTCTGATTTGGATCTACAGAAATACAGGATCTCGCGTGTGAAATTTTCTGTGCCTAACTGCTCTACATCTCTGGTGAGATCTGGTGAACTGCCAAAGTATGTCTGCCAATCTGACTCAATCTTGCCACGTATTTTTTTGCGTCGTTTCTTGCCATTTTTGAGTTTTTCTGTCAGATAAGTTGTTTTACTGAACTTAGATAATTTTTTGCCAATGTATTGTCTGCCAGTCTGAACGTTGGTTATGATGTACACAAATCCTGCATACTGGTCATCAATTTCCAACACAGGTTGAGATTCGTAAAGCCATGTCATCCATGGTAGTTAGTTTGTTTCCCAACCCACGGCATAGTTTTCATCTACTACACGGCGATCACATTTTTGCGAGCATTCTACCCAGGTCTTTGCAGGATCTTGCCAGCCCTGGCTACACTTGCTCCACAACGGATCCGACAGGATTTCTTCCAGAGATCTGTTGTGCAAGTTCATGTGTGACCGGTAATTTGAAAAAAAACTGTCTTTCCACTGGATGGTTTTTCCTCCGTGGCTGAGGCTGGTGTAGGGAAAACTTACCCAGCTACAAGGAAAAACCACTCCTTCGGCATTAACATAGATGCCGCGGTTACCAACTTCGCACAATGGCAATATAGGTAAAGATTGGTATTTTTTTGACACGTCCAGATATCTCTGGCGATTGTGATTAATGTAGTCCTGGATGTTTTGCTCACGACCTGACAGATTCAGTGTCTGTCTTTGATAACGATGTGTATTGGATATCCATTCTGTATCAGGTTCCAGCGGATCATGTTTGTCCTGATAGGCCTCCCCATACTTGCTGCCAAACTTGGTGCTTTTGGTTATTTGCATGCCATCAAAACTCAGAGATTTGGCTATGTTCTGTATGTGACCAATATAGTCTTGGTTGAATCGGAACACGATCATAGCCCAGTTCATGAAGATCTGATCATTGTGGCCGCGCAAGGTTTCCATGCCGGTGATTATGCTGTCCCAGCGGCTGTTGACCCTGTAGAGGTTATTGGTGGCATCGTCGTAGCCATCCACACTGAAGTTGATAGTGTCTCTCTCATTTGCAATGTTGGCCAGCTCTTGCCACCATGAGTAAGACTTGCCGCTGCCATTGGTTATAGTAAACACATGTACATCGGGATTGACAGCTTTCACATAACGATAGATATCCAGATACTCTCTACAGTAGATAGGATCTCCGACATCACCGCACATGGTCAACCGTCGAACCTGTGTGCGCAATCGTTCAGGGGTCATGAACTTTTGGAAAAAATCCAAGGTCATCGAATGATTCAACCAGGGGGTGCCGGGATGTTCGGTCCTAGGACATCTCGGGCATTTCAACGCACATATTGCGCTGGGCTCGAGATGCCAATGGTAATATTGCCAGTCTATTTCCATAGGTCTACTCTTTTAATTTCAGGTTGCTGCATGATCCAGATGATTTTTTCAGCCAGCCAGTCTGGTGACATTTTAGCACAATCAAGGTGGCTGACCATCTTGGTATCTATAGGTCCAGGGTTGATCAGTTTTACATCACAGGAACCCAGTCTCACAATCTTCTGGAAGCATGCCTGCAAAGATTGTTTGTGTAAACGGTAAGGCCAATACTGGGCATCCTTGTCTGTTTCGGTGCGGACATAATCGCTTGCTGTGCTGCCTATGTTCACTATCATGTGAGCAGCATGATCTGACCATATTTGCCAGACGTGTTCCAATACCTTGATTTGACACCAGTCCTGATAGGCATTGTTTATCATGATGTCATGATCACTGAATTGATCAAACCAACTTGCTATATCTTTGACATCATATCCTGTATTACGGGAAACACATGTCACTGTGTTCGTGCTGCTCAAGAGTTTTCTCAAACTACCCGCCAGACCACTGTCACCGGTGATAAGAATCTTTTTATCGGCAATCATGCAGTGTCATGATCAGTACTGTATGCTGTAAAACCATTTTCTTTCACCACTCGCAGGATATTTTCTACCCTGCCGATCAGTTCGTCGCGATGGCTCACCAGCCATATCGATTTGCTGCGTTCTCGGCTCATGTGTTTGAGCAAGGCCAGGGCACTTTCTACACCGCTGGCGTCCAGTCCACTGTCGATCAGCTCGTCGATGAACAGCACATTTATGGGGCTGTACAGGCTTTCCCACACGTCGCGGAATGCCCAGCTCATGCTGAGTATGAGTCTGTTGCGTTCGCCGCGGCTTAGATTGTCAAAGTCGAGATCACGACCCAGTTCTGTGATTTCCACGGTTAGGTCGTTCTGGAACATGACCTGATGCGGTAGGCCCATGCGATCCAGATAGTGTGTGAGCCTGTGATTGAGATAGCTTAGATTCTGTTCTATGATCTTCTTGCGCACAAACGAATCTTTGTTGGTCAAGAGCTTGAGCAAGAAATCCTGATGTTCCTGCAGGCGCGTGAACTCGTTCAGCGTGTCATAGGTGACCTCTTGCAGAGCTCTGCCGCGCATGTCGTCTATCTGTTCGGTGTAGGGATCTGTTTCTGCTGATCGGTTGGCGTGATCTTTCTTCAAGCTGTCGAGACTGTTTCTGTGATTCAGAGCCTGCTCGAGATCGTCATAGAACACTGTGGGTGCCGTGCCCAGCTCTCCGAGATCGTTCAGTTCATTGAGATGTTCGATACGCTGGGTGGAGTTGGTCAGGATCTGCAGTGCGATCTCCTGGAGATTTTTCTGTTTCTCTGCCAGGATCTCATCCTGTTTTGCGTCATGCAATTCCTGGCCGCAGGCATGGCACCGATGTTCTTTCAGCGCATCAATGTCTCGCTGGAGTTTGGCACTGTCTTTTTCTAACTTGGAATCGTCCTGATCGATCTGATGTATCCATTTCTGATGCTCGTCGATCTGTTTTTTCTGTGCATGATAGGCTTCTAGATCTCGATGTGCCTGTACTTCGGCTTCGATATCGATGTGTTCTAGCGCAGAGATAGCATCCTGTAGGCCTTTGACATCTTCAGTCTGCTTGTTGAGCCACAGCACGCGGCGTTTCTCCAGGCTGGCGATCTGTTCTTCGATCCTGGCATTGGCTGTTTGCACTGCCCGGATCCTCATCTCTTCCTGGCTGATGGCATCTCGCGTGACTCGGTTCAGTTCTTTCACACGTTCTGCTCGCTCGCTCAGCAAGGTGATACCCAGCAGCTGTTCTATGATCACACGTTGATCATTGGCCTTCAAAGAAAGGAATGGTTCGGTGTAGGTATTAAGCGCCAATACATGCCGGAACATGTCATGAGTCATGCCCATGACAGATTCTATAGCAGCCTGAGTTTCTCTCGAATCGCCCTGGCTGTCATCTTCGGCAGATTGTTCTTCGTTGTTGACATAGAACTTCAGCACATTGGGCTTGCGGCCTCGTTCGATGCGATAATCTCGACTGTCAACAGAGAAGTCCAGGCTAACCATCATGTTCTTGCCATTGGTTTTATTGACCAAGTTATCTCGCCGGATGTTGGTCAGGGCCTGCCCATACAAGGCATAACTCAGGGCATTGATCATGGTGGTCTTGCCGGTGCCGTTGCGACTGCCATCACCACCAAGATCTAAATTTTCACCTAACACAAGAGTGAGATCTTGCCGGTCAAAGTTGATGGCCTGCGTGGCATTGCCCACACTCATGAAATTACGGACTGTAAGATCTTGTATCTGGATCATAGAGTGTTGTATATTTGCAAGAGCAGTTTTGGATCATAAAATTCTGATTCGATCCGGGTGATCTGATCTACTACAATCTGGTCCACACTTTCAAATTTGACATCTCCGGGCGCCATGTCTTCTTCTAACGCCGATCGCTTGTTGGGCATGAGAGCCATCTCTCGCAGTGCGTACTGTTTCACATAGGTTTCTTTGATGCAGTTGGCCTCTTCATAAGATATTTCGATGTCCAGCTGCACTCTCACGTGCTGATTGGGTCGCAGTATCTGGTCGGCATGATCCATGACATGGCTGAGGTTCCACACATTGTACAGGGGTTGATTGGGCCAGGCATGATATTCAGGTTCTTCGCCCCAATCTAAGATCATGCAACCACGTTGATCATCACCGGCGTCGGCAAAGTTGTGCGGAAACGCATTGCCGATGTAGTTGATGTTGTGTTTTTTCTGGCGCAGATGGAAGTGACCCGAAAACACCTGGTCGTAGTGGCCAAAGTGTTCTGCCGCGATATCGCCGTGGTCCGGCATCTCCACCATGGCATTCATCTTGAAGTGCGGCAGTTCAAAGTGTCCAAACATGTACTTGGCCGACATCTTGGCGATACGTTTGTGATCATCGCCCACCAACCACGGCGCTATCACAACATCACCTTCCTGAAACCAGTCGTTTACGATCACAATGTTGGGTATGTGGCGAGCCCACTCTGTGGAGTAGATATCGCGCCGATCACGATAGTAGAGATCATGATTGCCGGGAATAAAGTAGAATCGGTCAAACGCTGCTGACAGTTTTTCCAGCGCACGCAGACTGTACTGCAGCGTGTGCATGTTGATGGAAGCACGATGATGGCTCCAGTCACCCAGGAACATGCCGGTCTCACAGCCTTGTGCCCGGGCAGTGGCGATAAACCAGTCTATGAACTGTTCACAGTCTTGGTTGTGCAACACACTGTTGCTTTTTAACCCAAAGTGAATGTCAGTGAATGCAGCAACTTTTTTAAACAAATTCATAAAGTATATGTCAGTTTTTTTAATTGTATACTGTTGGCCGGGAAAATGTCAAGACCGTGACATCGGAGTTTGAAACCCAGATTTCTCAATTGCCATTGTATCCAACTCTGGCTCGGCAAAGGGAGGTCTGGCCAGACCATGTCTTGATCATACACAGTAGCATGTACTATTTGCTGACATAACTCATCTTGTCCACGGTATTGTTGGAGCTGCAACATTTCATTATGGTATGGGATCATGTGTTCAATTTTTTTGGCAAATTTTAGATCGCAAAAATTTCCAATGCGTGTAAGGCTGAAAACCAGATCATGCAATAATTCAGAGACAGATAATATCAAACATCTATCATGACCCCACGTATCGGGATGATACCATTCAACTTGATCGTGCCATGCCGGCATCAGATAACAACTTAAAAACTCTCGCCGTATCCAGACAGGAATCTGATCCATGGTTGTATTGATATCCACGGGCCAATTTTTGTAAATTTTGTCAGGGTTAATTTGATCTAAAAATTGATATTGCCACCAGCACTCCCAAACTTTAAAGTAGTAATTATTAATGGCTAATAATTTTGATCGTTCATCGGGATAAAGATAAATCATCTTATCTACAGTTGACAACACACAATCGAGGTTATCGGAAAGAGATTCATCTTTGTTGGTTTTTGGATGGAAACGAACAAATTGTTTTGCAATATCTTTTGTCACATACTTGTGCCATCCTTGCATATCATGGAGATGATTGCCTCCAAATCCATGGCTGTTACCATTTTTTTTAAATGGACGCACGGTTTCTGTCTCGGAACACAATGTTGTCAATAACCATTCAAGATAGGTACCATAACTACCACCGTGAAACACTATAGGAATAGTGTCGGATATTTTCATTCTTCTGCCATGGTCACGACCGGTCCGGACAGGTTCGCGCCATGCTGTGCATACTGCCGGCTCCAGCTGGGGTTCAGGCCATTGAGCTCCAGGATGTCGTCGCGGATGTTGTGCATTTTCTTTTCGATGTTCAAGATGCGCGTGAACGAGTTGGTGATGGCCGCGGTGTAGTAGGCAAAGGGATTCTGGCTCTTTGACTCATCAAACTGCAGGCCAATCTGGCTGAGCTGCAACAGGGCCTGGCCCCGCATTTCCTCGTTGTAGCTGTTGCCTGTGAGATAAATCCGACCATTCCTTCTGGCCACAAAGCAACCATACTCAGTTTCCGGACACCACACACGCCCTTGATAGGGCACAGTGGGCTCGTTGGGATGCGTTATCTTGCCTCGACCAATGAGTCCACGTCCGTTGCGCTTGCCACCGTGGTAGTTCAAACAACTGCCATTGGTTGTGTTGCCGCGCGGAGAAAACAGATTGATTGTGTAATAATCTACCTTCTTTCCATATGACACATGATCCTGGATGAACTTGGTATTGGTCTTGATGCCGGCCAGAGTACACAGCGCCAGGAACATGTCAACTCGCTCTGCGCTTTTCTGTGCCCAGCTGCGATTGTGATTTTTCCTGAGCCAACCATCGCCGTCGATCATGGTGTCAATCAAGATACGGCGCTGCGCCGGAGTCAGGCTCAGTATGAACTGCATGGTGAGATTCTTTTTGGGCAGCAGCAGTGCTATCTGTTGTGAATCCGCACGACCGATTCCAAACGTGATGCAACCGCTATCGTTGGTGGATTCAGAATATTTCATGTCCAACGAGTCCAGGCACGCACGGATGCGATCAGCACCCTTACCTGCATTCTGATACACTGTGATGCGTTTAATTTTGTCTCCCTGTGTTTCATAACAGCCTTCGGTCACGATCCAGCCTGCCAGCTCTACCATGCTGTCACTGTGCGTGCCAACAGCGGCACCGGCAGTGCCTGGTGCCATCAGGATCACGCGATCTGATTCCAGGATCAGCTCAGCCGGCACCAGACCTCGAGCAGTCAACAGCCGATGCTGCGGAGTGATCAAGGCATCCATGCCACGAGACGTGATACGGTGCATCAGGCCTGAAAATTCATCGCGAAAGATCGATTTGATCTTGCTCCAGGCCAGTCGTTGGCCATCATAGCTCAGTATCTGGTCCTGTTCGGTGATGCTGTCTATGTCTCGCCAGCCCGATTGGGTCAGTGCCTGCGTTTGCTCATCCACACAGTATCCGCGCCAGTTTGATCTAGTGGCATAGCGTTCACACAGTTTCATGAACATTTCTGCCAGCCTGCGGGTCATGGCACCGTGATCGCGACAGTAGTGGCCATGCTCAAGATCGCCTTGCCAGTGGCTCTTGCCCACCAGATAGGGCACCCTGTGATCTGTGACGCGATAGTGCCAGAATGGCGGAAAGTTCACGCGCACATGCACTGGATCCAGCACAGGTTCATCCACGAGATCTGCCAAGGGATCGTCTGGGGGCAATTCGTCCCAGCCCATGATGTCTTCGATGCGTTTTTTCTTGGCCGTTACCTTGGGCTGTTTCTTGGCAGCCTGTGGAATATGCTCCCAGGTCATGATCCTGAACACAAGGTCCGTGTTGGGTATTTTCTTTTGGTCCACCACAACGCCGCTGTCGCGTGTGAGACGGGCCGCACGGTTACGGCGTGCCTCGGCCTGGGTTTTTTGGTTGATCTTTGTGACAGAGGGCAGGA